ACCCGTATTGAGCGGGCTCAAGAACTCGATGCCGCCGGATTCGTCGCCGGTAAGCAAGTCAGCCTGGCAGCGCGGATTACCTGTATAGGCATACCCCGTACAGGTCAGCGCAGTCGTTGTCGCCGTAACCGCCGAAGCTGTCAGGACAAGCACCGTCGGACTCGTGATCGAGCTAATAACGTACTTGCCAGCAGTAATCGCACCTGTGCCGTCATTCTCTCCACCAAGCAAGACGACGGTATCATTCGCCGACAGCCCAGTAGTCGAAACAACAGTCAAGGTAACGCCGTCCGCAGCCAGCGACCATGCGCCAGTCATGCTCGTTTCGAGTATGGCGGCAGCAATCGTTTCACGCGGGACAATTGAGCCACGGCCAAGGAACCCGCCCTTGACAAACCGGCCCGCACCTGAGCCGCCTCCAACTTGGAAGGTCAGAATTCCGGTGTCGATGACAGGATTAGTGCCAAGCGCAACCATCACATTCTTGCTTCCAGGCTCATTGATCTCGATGAACTGCCCGCCAGATTCGGCAGCGTAGTTCCGAGCGGCAACACCCGCAAATGCGGTGTTGTTTGAGGTCGAAGGCCGTTCGACATTGCGGCTACGCCGCCCGTCGCGTTCGGTTGCAGTCCCGTAGTTGGTGTTGAAGCACACCCCTTCGCCCTCTTTGATAGCGTCAGTACCTTCGTACCAAACCCAACCAGTAATCGGATTGGATACTTGAGCAGGGCCATTGTTACTTGCGTCCATAATGTTTTCCTTTTCTTCCTTTTTATAGGATTACAGAGTGATGATCGTCTGACGGCGAGGGTCAGTACAAACCATATTAAGCGAAACGTCGAGATCGACGCGGCGCACGAGATGCTTGCCGGGAACCGGCGCAGGCTTGGACAGGTTGTTTTCCCAACCTGGCATAACACCAACGATCAGCGTGCGCCAATCCAGCATGTAGACCGGATTGGTGCTGTCGTCGTCGAGTTTTGGCGCGTAGGTCAAAGGCGTACCCTTGAACAGCGTCTTGCCGTCCTTGCTGGCAACCTCGTTGCCGAGATTCATGTTGTTGGTCTCAAGAATCTCTTCCATCAGGCCAATGACCGAATCGCCGACGTAGATGCCGTTACCCATACCACCCAGCAGGGGAACCGCGTGCGAGACAGGAGACCGGAACTGCGTCTTCCGATGGGCCTTACGCATCTTACGGATCAAATCTTCTTTCGACACAGTGGTATATTGCGCCGTCCAGTTGGCAAAGCGAGGATAGTCCGTTGTGGAGATACCCGCACGGCCATCAGTAAACCCTGCCGGATTAGCTCCGTAGAGTCCTTCGGTTGCGTTCGCAACGACCCAATACGCAATACCATAAGGGGTCTTGGTGTCACTGGAGTCATCAGGCTTTGACCAGAGCACTTCTTCGAGCAGTTCGTAGAAACTCACCATCATCGCAACATATCGCGTTTCAACCAGATCCACAATCTGTGTGCCGCCACGCTGGAATGCGGGCTCGCGTTGATCGTAGATGTAGTTTGCGTTGACATGACGGATACCAACCTTCCCACGCTTCAACGTGTCGTTGATTCCAGACCCGTCATTCTCATACAGGCCAACGGCCCGCGCCGAGTGGTTGTGGTCCATCTGCGCGGTGAACTCCCAATCAACACCGCCAGCGAATTTCTTTTGCTTGTTTTTCCACATTTCGCGGACGGCGACGTGATCAGTGAGATCAGTCTGCATGTCTACGAATGCGCCACGCTTAATGAGCAAATTCTGTGTTGCCAGAACAGCATCATCAATTTCATCGTATTGGATTCCCATAGATTCCTTCTTTCAGCCCGTCATTGGGCTATTTTTTACCGAAGTACTTCGTGTCAAGAGCGTCTGCGGCATCGGCTAACGCATCCGTCTTTGGTTTAATATCTGCACCTGACGGGCGACTAATATGCAGCTTGCTTCGCTTTGCCAGCGCATCGCGCTTCTTGGCTTCAGCAGCACCCTCAGTCACGTCACCCATCACCAACTGAACGGCCTCATTGAAAACAGCTTTTTGTTCAACGTCTTGTCCGGCAGCTTTGTAGCCAGCGGAGAGAACGGAGAACTTGTTTTCGAGCTCGCCCAACTTTTCAGCCTGTGGGCTTCCAGCGACAAGTTTTGACCTGTCGCCAGTACCTACAGCTTCTACGTAATCAACTCCAAGCGCAGCTATCTGACCATCAAACCAAGATGCGTCACGGGACTTGCCCTCGTTCTTCATCCCTTTGATAACATTTTGCTGCGCGGCAATGAGCGATTTCATCGCCTTAAACCCTGCTACGACTTTTTCATCGTAGTCCTCTGGGTCCAAGTCAGGAATAGCAGCTAGGAGGGAATCAGCGTCCTCCGCCTCTTCTTCCTGTGTTTCACCGCCTTCGTCCTTGGCCGGTACTGTACGCTTCTCTAACGTAGCACAGACGTTCTCAAGGGCATTAGCCGTCTTGAACGATCTGGCATCTGCAATACCAAGCCCCGCCTTTACGGCACGCTCAATCAGCGTATCCGCAATCTCATCGTCAGTCTCGACGATGGGGTCTTCGCCCTCTTCTGCTTCGCCAACATCCGGGGCTGGATCTTTTGTCGGCGGCAATTCTTTTGCAGGATCATCCTCTATAGGAGCATCCTCTTCTGGCGGAACTTCTTCTTTGTCTGGGTCGGGAATAGGTTCTCGCGCTTTACGTTCGGCATCTGCGGCCATGCCAGCAACTTCAACGGCACCCTCGATCTCTGCGAAAACATCAGCGGAGATATTTGGGGTCTTTGTTTCTACTTTGTCTACCTTATCTGCTTCTTTTGCCATGACTCGCTCCTATCTGTAACTTGATTTATCAACATATCCACGAACCTTCAACGCCTTACGGCGATGCGCTGGATCGCGGTACACAGGGTCTCCGTCGCTTGTAACCTCTGTCGGCACTCCCTTGTTGGCCAGCAGCGTGCGAAGCTCTCCTGCCTGGCTGGCGTTCACCCCAGACGCAAAGCACGCAAATGGCCAGCCAGCAGTGGCAGGAACACTAATGCTCTCCATCTCAGCCGCTCGATCACGCTGGAACTTGAACGGCTTGAATATCCCAATATCACTGGAACCTTCAGGCAAAACCTTAATAATCTCAGGAGCCTTTCCTATAGGAAACACCATCTCGACAGTTTTCAGAATAGCCGTCGGAACGCTTGCCTTAACGTCCTGCCCCTCTACGATTTTGTAGCAATAGATTGGCATTACGACACACCCCTTCCTAATACGGCACCTTCCGCAGGTTGTACCTTGCCCCCCATCAACAATTGCGATAGAACCGCATCCTTGCCCGAACGAGTCGCACCTGGGCGATTCACTCGCTCATAAGTACGAGTCGTATTAGCTGGCTTCATAGCTGGCTGCGGATTTCCTTGTGGCAACTTAGCATTGTCGCTGGGTTCCGAAAATCGGACTACCTCGTCAAGTTCAGGAACATTCCCAAATTTCGACACCAATCCAAACAACACCTTGAAATCAATTTCTCCGCCCTGAGCCTCGACTTGTGGCAACACCGGGAAAACAAATCGCTCCAATGCCATGCCTAGCTTCTGTAATTTAGAGGATGGCGTATCATCTTGCATTGAGTACACGTCGATATCAATGTTGTAATCAAGAAAATCGCCGTCCCTTGTCTCTGCCGACCAGATCGACGCAACGCTGATGTTAGTCCCCTTTATTGGCTTACGAATCTTGCGTTGACGAATGGGATCAGTCCAATCATACCATGCTAACGACTTGAATATGTCCCCAACAAATTCAAACGTCTTTTCCCCCATTTGATTAACGCGCGCGCTCGCAGCTTCAGTCAGCATCTTGTCTTGTCCAAGTGTATCAGCTTGCGGAGCAAGTCCGCCAAGACTATCAAGATTTCCCCCGAGATAGCTAAACAAATCTTTAACTTGTAGGTAAAATGCCAATGTAGGAGCGTCAATACCTCCAACGGTAATTTGCTCTGGTTTCTGGCCACTATAACGGATACCATCGCCATCATTTGCCTGTTTCAAGGCATTAACATCATTGTCATTCCCACCTTGGAAAGCTGCCACAGACTTCTTATTCTCTGCCTGTCGGCCAAGTCTGCGAAACAAGTTGTTCCCAAGCTCATGTAAGTCACGCCATAGCGCTACAGGCGGGAGTGGAAGGATATTTCCTGGAACCGGCGAGAACCCAAGCGTGTGATATGGTCCGTGGTCAGGCCCATCGAAGTCGATTTCACGAAATTTCTTCAAACTCTTAACGCCATAGGTCAAAACTTTTCCTGCCTTTGGAACATAAACATCTCGTAACCAAACGCGATCTTCAAAGATGTTGGCACCCTCGGACGTTGTGACTTCTTCGGCGCGCTTTTCTCCCTGTGCTCCGGCAACTGTGTGGTCGTCAGGAATAATTTCGGAAGGTTTACCGTCATACATTGCTTGAGCTTCGTCAAGAGGAAGCCAATAATCGTTACCTTCAAATTGGACACCGCCGCGATTCTTGGCACTCATATCAATGAAGTAGTCATCAATGCTGACTAGATCAACGAACGGCTCGCCATACTCCTGCCCAAGTTCAGTTCTGTCAGTCTTGCTCAATCCGACCTTGACCACGGCGAAGCTGAATAATGCCTCGACAACCGCACGATTAAGGGTGTCCCCCAGCCCGATCTCCGCAGGGATCAGGTTCAATGCTATCTCCATATCTCGGGCGAACGGCCGTAATGACGGAACGCCTGTGGAGACAAGCACACTGGGGGACCGCGCTGCGAGTAGCCTAGTATAAATTGTTACAGCCATCTCAAGAAAGTTCGTAGGTACAACATGCTCTGACCCATCATCAGAATAGTGGGCTCCGACATACTGCTTAACCGCCTCCACGCGCTTTTGACGTGGAGTTGCAAGTTGCGTAATAGACCAGTCTACTGATTCTCGTAACTTCGCGAAATTTATGCCTACAGACATTTACGCCTCTCCCAAACTAATTGAGATCGTCCTTGAGTTTCCACTTTACCCCATACCCCGTTCTTTCGTCAAGTAAAACTTTTGAAGTCAATCACCGTTAATCATCTCGGCCTCAAAGTAATAACTGTATTTCTCCATATAGTCGTCCGACTTCTTCCAAGTAATCCACCCAAGGCAGCGGACAAAGGCCGTTGTCATCCGCCGCTTAACCCAGGGCGAGCCTGTCGCCTGTTGTATCTCGTAGAACAGGGAATT